CAGCGGCGACTGAAACGGCAGCAGGAGGTCATTGATAAATGGACTAAGGCAGGGCGGCGAGGCACGCTTGAGGCAGTGACGGGTTTTGGTAAAACGTTCGTCGCCCTCCTTATCCTCCAAGAGATGAATGAGAAGCTACCTACAGGTACTTCTCTCATCGTAGTGCCGACACAGAATCTCAAGCAGCAGTGGGAGGAGAGCATCGAGAAGATGCACATCACCAATGCTACAGTCATGGTTATCAACAGCGCTGTGAAAATGAATCACAACGTCGACTTGTTGATACTTGACGAGATTCACAACTACATGTCTGAGGTGTTTCGTGGTATCTTTGGGTGTACCGAATACCGATATATCCTCGGGTTGACTGCAACCCTTGACGCTGAAGACCCTAGGTTTCACGTCATCAGTCAAGCCGCTCCGGTTATCGATACGATCACCTTGCATGAAGCTGTGCGCAACGACTACGTGTCACAGTTTCAAGTCTTCAACCTCGGCCTACGCATGAGCGAGAACGAGGAGAAGAACTACAAACTGGTAACAGACGACTACTACAAAGCGTTTGCTATCTTCAACAACCGGTTTCATGCAGCTATGCGCTGTATGCAAGACCGACAATACCTGTCCGTATTCACTAGAAACTTGGCAGGATGGGACGAACAACAGGTACTAAACCAGGCCCGTGCGTTCAACCGAGCCATGCAGAAGCGTAAGCAGCTCATCTACAAGAGTGCTACTAAGCGTGAAGCAGCAAAGAAACTCATCGAGATATTTGATGTACCCACCATCACCTTCTCCGAGAGTGTAGACTTTGCCATTCAAATGAATAAAGAGACGCAGCCTTGGGGTGCAGCATATCATTCAAAGATGTCTAAGTACGCTCGCCAGAACGTCTTGGATTCTTTTGCTGACCTTCGGACAGACACACGTGTAATTCATACTGCACGTGCATTGGACGAAGGGTTTGATGTAAAAGGTATAGAGCTGGCTATTGTGTGTTCCGGTACGAGCACACCTCGACAAGATTTGCAACGGACTGGCCGTGCAATCAGGTTCAAGGAGGGCAAGACCGGAGTTATTATCAACCTTTATCTGAAAGATACTCAAGATGAAAAATGGCTTAAGAAGCGGCAATCCAAGTCCGCGAACGTCCAGTGGGTCTGGTCCATTGAGGAACTTCTCACTAAGTGCAACAACTCTCTACTCCGAAATCCTATTGCTGGTTAAGTCCGGCAAGCGTAAAGCGGATGACGAGCCGTGGCAGTTCCAACTGTCACTAAGTGAGGAGTACAACCTAGAAGCAAGCCTTGAACAAATTCAAGGAGAGCTTATGGACGTACGCAATGTTGAACAGGTGATTGCTATGACTGATGGTATACCCGCTTGACAAGTACGTAGACGTACTCTTGAAGCTGGACATCAGTCCAATCCAAGTTCTGTTTTGCCAAATCATATATGAACGGCGACACGACCTACTCTATAAGATTGCCCAAGAGGGACAAATATTCCCTAAAGAATACTTGGACGATCTTGTAGAGAAGGGTCTTGTCGTAGATACTAATCCCAACGAGAACTCCAAGTACGCAGATTTCTATGAGGTTACGGACAAGTTTGTTCAGGCGTTCTACGCTATTTCAACGACTGACGGTGAGGAGTTCTGGGCTGCATACCCTGCCTTCATTACCATTGACGGTAAGAAAATTCCGGCTAAGGCGGTCAACAAAGAGGAGCTGGTAAAGTGGTACCACAAACATGTAGGTAGCATGCATGACCATACCAAGGTGATGGATGCTCTCAAGTTTGCTAAGGAACGTAAGCTTATCAGTATGCGTATTGACAAGTGGCTTCAAGCCGAGTCATTCGTTGACCTCTGGGAGATGATGAAAGATGTACCTGTAGAAGACCTACCGCATGACCGAATCCTCTGAACTTAAAGTAACCCCGATGGCTACTGTAGTCGAGTCTACCCAGACTACGATTCACAACTACATGGATGGCAAGATCCCCGTGATGAAAACACGGTGGGATAAAGTCAACAAGATGCTATTGGGTGGTATGCAGTTCGGGATGGTCTATGTAGTAGCCGGTGCATCAGGTCACGGTAAGAGTATGTTCTTGAACAACCTTATCCGGGACTTCACTTCTACAGCATATAACAAGTTCGACAAGCCTGTCAAGATTCTGCACTTCTCATTCGAGATGTCTGCAGAGATGGAGCTTATGCGTCGGCTGTCCTCACTTGCTGAGGTGCCGCTTGACCGCATGCTTCACGCTACAACAGCATTGGACGATGTGGAACGTGTAATGATTGAGGACAAGCTCGCTCAGATACACGAACCATCTATGTTCTTTATCGAACAACCCGGTAACCGGTTACAGATAGCACGCGCTGTCTCTAAGTTTATCCAGACTCATGGCGATTGTCACTACGTCATTTGTCTTGACCACACTTTGCTGGTTACCCCTATGCCTGGCGAGAACGAGATTCAGACTCTCGCTGAACTAGGTAAGATGTGTATTGAAATCCGTAAGCGCTTTGGCGCTATGGTGGTGTTACTCTCTCAGCTGAACGACAAGATCGAGGGTGAGAAGAGACGTGACCCCGATACACCCAACCTACATTACCCATTGAAGACGGACATCCATGGCTCTAAGCAGCTCTATCACGCTGCTGATGTAGTCATGGTAATACACCAACCGTCTTTGCTGGGGCTAGAAAGCTATGGCAGGAAGAACCTGCCTACTAGAAACCTCGTAGCGCTGCATTGCCTCAAGAACCGACACGGTCAAGCGGGCATCACGCTACTTAAGAACAACTTAAGACATGGAATCTTTGAAGACTGGGACGGTGGAGATTCGCCAGCACGTAGAGACAACCCCTACGGTTTGTAAGAACTTTGTAGTGGGCAGCATTCTTGCCGAAGAGTGGCAGATGCATGACCTCAAACGTACGAAAGGTGAGACCGGTTCGTTCATTGTTTTGGGCCAACATCGTGTGTTCAAGTTTATTGGACACGACTATGTAACTGCCTCTGCACTAGCGGATTACACTGTAAGTTCGTCCGCTGTGCCTATCGATGATCCGGAACTTCTGTCGTATCTTAGAGAACGCGCCCAAAAGATGTTGGGTAGTCTGATTCAAGAAATAGAAGAAGGAGTATTTGATGATTGAACCACAGAAAATCACAGCGGCACAATCGCCGCAGCGCTTGTTCATTTACGGCAAGCCAAAGGTGGGTAAGACTAGTGCAGTAGCACAGTTGCCTAAGCACTTGATTATCGACACCGAAGTCAAGGGCAACAATGGAGATCAACTTGTAGGTGGCACCTCGTACTGCGAGGGAGCTACAAGCGTAGTGGTTGACGGGTTGCCAAAACTGAAAGAGTGCTTGACCTATCTGCAAGAGAACCCTACTACTCACGACTTTATCGTGCTCGATACTATCGACCACATCGAAGCGTGGGTGACTGAGGCTGTTTGCAGGTCACACAACGTCAAGCATATTGGTGACATTCCTCATGGTAAGGGCTGGTCTCTTATGCGTGGGCAAGTGATTGCCATCATCGAGCAGTTCGCTCGTGCATCCAAGCACATTATCATCGTCGGGCACCAGAAAGATGGGCACGATGAAGAGGGTGTAGAAGTGCAGAAGATTAACCTTACCGGTAAGCTGAAGACTCACCTCTGTTCTATCATGGATGGTGTGGGTCGTATCGTTCGTGAGGACAATAAGCTTATGGTGGATTTCCGAACTGGTGTAAACACTGACGCAGGGTGTCGTATCCCTACCCTTGCTGGTCAGCTTATTGAATTGAAGTGGGATACTGTATACCCTGATACTATCCAATAATGTACGGATTTGATGAACAAACCGGAGCCTCAGCTGGTGGCTCCCGTATCCCTGCAGGCATTAACGAAAACGTGAGCCTCAAAGACATCTTGTTTGAACCCCTCAAGGCTGACGGCACCGGTGACGATGTGCTGAAGTTCTTGTTCTCTGATGCTACCGGTGCATCCTTTACTCACATCGAGTTTCCTATCGATGCCGACCGATTGACCGAGTTGGCTAAGGGCTGGGGTAAGAGTCAGGCAGATGCCGAGTCTTACGTCAAGCAGCAATTCGATGCACAGGGCGAGCGCATCAAGCACATCCTCTCATGCTTTATCCCTAAGGACAAGTGTGTGTTCCGTGCAAAGAACTTCCAAGAGTTTGCCGAAGGTGTAATCAAGATGGTTGGCGACACCTATGTTGACGTGCCTTGCCGTGTCAAGATTGTCTACAAGAAGAACAGTCAGTACACGACGTTCCCGAACCGCGCATTCAAGCCGTTCATTCAGCCTATGCGTGAGCCTAATCGCCTTGCTATTGATCCCAAGTGGGACATCGTCGAGGCTGCACAACCGGACTCGTCTGGTGATGCATGGGCGGCAAGTGAGTCTACAACCCAGGAAACAGCGGACCAAGCTCCCTGGTAATGTATCAGCTCAAGCCTGACCTAACTGCAGAATACATCCTCAGTCAATACAGTCAGGAGCAAATCATGGAGCACTACCTCGGTGTTCCTATCAAGCTCCGGTCTAGGTTCTTGTCCCCTCTCCGTAAGGACACCAACCCGACTTGTGGATTCTTCTACACCAAGGAAGGCTCGCTGATATTCAAGGACTTTGCTGGCTTCTTCAGCGGCGGTTGCTTTAAGGTTGTCATGCACATGTACAACTGTAGCTTCCATGAGGCGCTGGAGATTATAGCCAACGACTTTGGAATGGTTGATGGAGTGCGGGTAGAACGAAAGGACTATCCGCACCTCATTACCTTCCAACGTAGAGAGACCATCATAGAGATCAAGCGTCGTTCTTTTACCGACGAGGACAGAGAGTTCTGGACTCAGTTTGGTATCACCAAGGCGACGCTTCTGCATTTCCATGTACCACCTCTTGAAGCTGCTTGGCTAAACGGCAAGTGCATCTATTCCTATCGGAAAGGTGACCCAGCCTATGCATATGACTTTGGAGATGGACAATACAAAATCTATTTCCCAAAGCGCAAGACCAACCGGTTCATGTGCAACTGTAGCATTGTCCAAGGTTATCAGGTACCCCGTGACCTTAGTGACGGGGTAGTCATTACCAAGAGTATGAAGGACGTCATGGTTCTTCATGAGTTTGGTATCACAGCTTTCGCACCACAATCCGAAACCGTCTATCCAGACGACGAGTGGGTTGCCGGTTTGTTACAAGAAGCACCCGTGGTAGTAAGTCTATACGACTTCGACCGTGCCGGTGTGACTATGGCAAACTACATGCGAAAGAGGTATGGCATTGAGCCTCTGTTCTTTACGAACGGACGGTTCGGTTCAAAGGACTATCAAGCCAAAGACATCAGTGACCTAGTAGAACGTTGGGGTAAGGATAAAGTATCGCAACTCGTATCTTTATCATATGGCGCATATCGCAACGGTCATCGTACCGGACTTCATCACACACGTGAAGATGAGCAACCGGCGACGACCCACCTACTACACAGAGAAGGATAAGATTCCTAAAAAGTATCAGCATCCTACCTTCCATTTCGATAGAAAGGGACGCCTCTGCACTGATGACGGACAACCGATCATCCGTAATGCCCGGAGTGTAAATACTCCTCGCATGAAAAAGATTAACGGGCAAGACTTTTATGCCGGTTCTACCCGGCCAGTCATGCGCGTTAAGATTGTCAACGCAATCAAGGACGCTTTCCGACCTTACCTTAGGAAGGTTAGGAAGATTCCTAAAGACAAGTTTCCAATTCAAATTAGCTGTGCCATGTTTGATGTGCCCGGTAAAGCTGACTGGGACTTAGATAACAAGTGGATCTACCTCAAGGTGTTCCAAGACTTGATTGTCCAGGAGAAGATTATTCCCGATGACAACATCAAGTACGTTAGCAAGGCCGCGAGCATGGAGTTCTTTCCCGTCGAGAACGAGGAAGACCGAAAGCTCGTCTTTACCATTACATCAGACAGTAGGAAGCACACGTACTTCTATGTATGATTCATGTAACAGCGAAGGTTACTGACGGGCAACTGTACCCGCATGAAGACCTTCAGTTTCACAACGAGCTGCGTAAGCTCGAAGGACACGACGTCGAGGTTATAGTCCGTAGCGTTCGTATCCGAAGCAACCCCCAGAACAGATACTACTGGGGTACCCTATTGTATATGATTCGAGAAGAACTCGAGTCAGCTGGCTACCAAGCTGGCGACCTGGTCTCTGGTGAGACCGGCAACCTTACCCGTGATCTCGTCCACGAGGTGATGAAAGAACTCTTTGCCAAGAAAGAAATCTATCATCCCGAAACTGGACGCGTGATTGCAACCACCAAGCGGTCTACCCGTGATATGTCGACGAAAGAGTTCAAGATCTACATCGACAACATCCGGCAGTGGGCTGTAGAAAATTTGAGTCTGGATGTACCAGACCCAACCCACCTTTATTCCATACAGTAATGGGCAAATTGAAAGAGTACTACCACGATGAAATTAAT